GTTCGTATCTCCAGCTCTGGGATAAACCAAAGTGGATTTGCCATTCTTTAAGGTATGACGCTATAATATGATCATAAATGATTTCATGACGGCCCAGACCACTCCCATCGGAAGGTCCTCGGTGCATTAAGCACTACCGTTGTCCTCTCTAAGCCCCGGATTGTTCTTGAGTATTATCCTTCGGACGATTCCTTCTAGTTTCAACGTGGTTCCCCACTCCGCTAGTCGCCTACTTAGAGATTCCTGTACATATTATAGATTCACAGCTATCTAGGCTGTGAATTATGTCAGAGACGCAACATGGTTGGAGCAAGCCTTTTAGGTAAAGGTTCTGCAACCAATCGAACTATGTTGGGCTCAGTTTCCCGAGCCAACGTAAATTCAAGCGTATCGAACATACGGTTCAGGGTTTCAATAGATTCTTCTCGACTATTTCAGTCTCAAAAGAGCTCAAGATCCTTTCAAAGATCATTGATTTCTCTTTTATCTTGGTCAATCCGAAGACTGGCCTTGAATAAGACTCTGTTCAAACTCTCAATTAACTTCTCTTCGGTGGGATCGGGTTCACGAGATAAATCTCATGTCGGATCGAATAATTTTCGAAACTGCAATACCCCTTTCTCATCAGGTCTAAGACCTGTTCCTAATTCTGGTCCTGAAATAATAGAGGCTAACCCTTTTAGTCGCGATGGTTTAAAACCAACGACTCAGCTCTTAAATTTATCTTTTAAAGAGTCAAGGGAGAGTATATTATCAAAAGACCCGAGTTTGGATATCTCTAACCAAGATAGCCAATTAGGTGCTGAATTAAGGGAACGTTCCGGCATTGAGGAATAAATAATTAAATTCCGTCAATAGACCGAAATGTCCTTTAAAGGATTCGACAATAGAGATAAAACTCTATAACCGGCTCCTGAGAATTTAAGCATATCCTTAGCGGATCACTCGGTTCCTCTTATCCTATCAAATAAAGACATGGTAGCATCAAGAGATTTCGATGCCACGTCCATCTCCTTGAAGGACAGTGCGGAGAAATTCTTCTCACTAGATACAAATCGTTTAGCAAACTCAAAATGAGTATTACTTACGACAGACTTAATTAGGTTAATGTCGACTCCAAGAGTCCTCATCAACTTAAGATAAGCCTGGGCGACTGACTTGTCAAATATGACAATATCATCTCCTAAAATCAAGTATTGAGAGAACCATCCGAGTTTTCCACACGAATGAGCTGCATATTGCACAATAAAGTGATGTGTTAACGCTAGCATAGCTCAAGAAG